AATAACATGCCAGTAAGTCAAATTATGATTGATTACACGGAAGCAGATGATGTTATCGCTGCTCTTTGCAATTACCATAAAGAAGACAATAAGGTAATCGTATCAAGCGATAAAGACTTCTTTCAACTATTAGACGATACAACAGTTTTATACAGACCAGTTCAAAAAGAAGTAATGAATAAGAATAGGGTGAGGGACAAGTTCCTAATTCACCCAAACAACTTCGCTTTAGCTAGAGCTATTTGTGGTGATCGCTCAGACAATCTTGAAGGGATTAAAGGAGCAGGACTAAAGACAATAGCTAAAAAGTTTCCTGGTATGTGTGAAGAGAAAACATATACCATAGATAATCTAATTGATGCTTGTGAAAGTGTGGAAAATAAATTAAAGATTCACGAAGCCATTATAGAAAACAAAGAGTTGATTCAGAAAAACTATAAGATAATGCAGTTATATACACCTTCAATTTCAACAGCAACAGCAGCAATTATTAAAGAACATATCAAAAATTATCCAAAGGAGTTTTCCAAAACCAATATTCGTAAAATGATGATTGAAGATGGTTTCGGTGAAATGAATTGGGATGACTTGTTTTCAAGTTTAAATAAAATTCACAGGGGTTAAAATGTACCAAAATGACGTAGAAAACTTTTCCAAGTTTGGAGTTAAGTTTCAAGAGAATCTAGTAAAACTTATTTTTCTAGATAGAGCGTTTGCAGATCAGATTGGAGAAGTATTAGACTTCTCCTTTTTTGACGTAAACTACCTACAAGCATTCGTTGAGATGCTTTATGATTACAAGGAGAACTATAAGGTTCATCCTTCATTAAACACAATGGCTTCTGTTCTCTTATCAGAACAGACCAAACATGATGAAGTCCTTTTTAAACAAATGAAGGACTTTATGGTTCGCGTACATGCTAACCAAGATACCGAGGGTTCCGACTTTATTAAAGATGCTTCTCTTGACTTTTGCAGGAAGCAAAAGCTTAAGGCAGCTATTATTAAGTCTGTAGATTTGCTTCGTAGTTCATCATTTGATGAGATTGCTGATGTCATTAATACAGCCCTCAAGTTGGGTGGAACTAATGATTCTGGTTATGATTATTTGAAAGACTTCGAAAAGAGGTTCTTACTTAAAGCCAGAGATCCAGTTTCTACAGGGTGGTCAGAGTTTGATAACATTACACAAGGTGGAATTGGCAAGGGTGAACTTGGTGTTGCTATTGCAGCCACAGGAGCAGGTAAGAGCCACGTTCTAGTTCACTTGGGGGCACAGGCAGTTAAGAATGGTCTGACTGTAGTACACTATACTCTAGAGCTTGGAGACACTGTTATTGCTAGGCGCTATGATAGTTGTATTACTGGAATCCCTCTTGCTTATCTAAATGATAACAAAGAAAAGATTCTTGAAGTAGTTCAGGAAGTAGAGGGTTCTTTGATTGTAAAAGAATATCCAACTAAGTCAGCTTCTCCTAACACAATTCGCTCACACCTTGAAAAATTAAGAAACTTAGGAACTGACGTTGACATGATTCTAGTTGATTATGCCGACCTTCTGAAGCCTAAGAAATCTTATAGTGAAAAACGTCATGATTTGGAGTCAATTTATGAGGAACTTCGTGGCATTGCAAAAGAATTTGAATGCCCCTTGTGGACTTGCAGTCAAACGAATAGGTCTGGTTATAATGCAGAATTAGTATCAGCGGAGTCAATTTCTGAAGCTTTTTCAAAGTGTTTTGTAGCGGACTTCATATTTACTCTATCCCGTACCGCTGATGACAAGAATGAGAATACGGGAAGATTCTTTGTAGCAAAAAATCGTTTTGGTCCAGATGGTTTGGTTTATCCTATCGACATGGATACGAGCAAGGTGTATATTAATGTACACAAAAAAGTCTCAATCGACGAAGTAAAAAATAAAAAGGATCCAGCAAAAGATCAAAAAGAATATTTGCGAGAAAGATATGAAAAGCTTATGAAAAACAAAGGAGACAAATAATGCAAATAGCATCAGAAATTTTATCAGATATTACCGTACACATGAAGTATGCAAAGTACCTTCCAGAGCAGCAGCGAAGGGAGAGTTGGGTAGAGCTTTGCACACGAAATAAAGACATGCACATTAAGAAATACCCAGAGTTGAAAGAAGAAATTACACAAATCTATGACAACTTTGTCATACCAAAGAAGGTTTTGCCTTCAATGAGATCAATGCAGTTTGCTGGTAAACCAATTGAGGTTGCCCCAAACCGTGTTTATAACTGTGCTTACATGCCGATAGACCATGCTGATGCTTTTGCAGAGTGTATGTTCCTTCTATTAGGTGGAACAGGTGTTGGCTTTTCCGTTCAGTCACACCATGTTGAAAAGCTACCAGAAATCCGTAAGCCAAACCCAAAGCGAACTCGTCGCTTCTTAGTATCTGATTCTATTGAAGGTTGGGCTGATGCTGTAAAGGCTCTTGTCCACTCATATTTTAAGGGCACATCAAAGCTTCGTTTTGATTTCAGCGACATTCGTCCAAAGGGTGCTCGTCTTGTAACCTCTGGTGGTAAGGCACCAGGACCACAGCCACTTCGCGAGTGTCTAGTAAAGGTTGAAGGTGTTTTGGCAGAAAAAGCTGATGGTGACAAGCTAGAGCCAATTGAAGTTCATGACATTGTTTGCCACATCGCTGATGCTGTTTTGGCTGGTGGTATTCGCAGAGCAGCACTTATTTCACTCTTCTCAGCAGATGATGATGAAATGATTGCAGCAAAGTCAGGCAACTGGTGGGAGGCAAATCCACAGCGAGGTCGAGCCAATAACTCCGCAGTGATTCTACGACACAAGGTCGATAAAGAATACTTTATGTCACTTTGGGATCGTATTAAGAAGTCAGGTTCAGGTGAACCAGGAATTTACCTATCAAATGATAAGGATTGGGGAACTAACCCTTGCTGTGAGATTGCCCTTCGTCCTTATCAGTTCTGTAATCTAACAGAGGTAAATGCTTCAGATTTGGACAGTCAGGAAGAGTACGAAGCCCGTGTTAAGGCAGCAGCCTTTCTAGGCACCCTACAAGCCGGTTACACGGACTTTCACTACCTCCGTGATGTATGGCGTAGAAACACTGAAAAAGACGCTCTCATCGGCGTCTCGATGACAGGAATCGGGTCTGGTGCTGTTCTCAACTTAGACATGGAAGCAGCCGCTAAGGCAGTCAAGGAAGAGAATAGCAGGGTTGCAAATCTAATTGGTATTCGTGAGGCAGCAAGAACTACTTGTGTAAAGCCAGCAGGCACAACTTCACTAACACTAGGCACTTCCTCAGGCATCCATGCTTGGCATAATGATTACTACATTCGTCGCATTCGTGTCGGTAAGAATGAAGCAATTTACAATTACTTATCACTGGCACATGAGGAGCTAATTGAAGATGAATACTTTCGACCCCATGACACTGCTGTCATTTCTATCCCACAGAAAGCACCCGAAGGAGCAATTTACCGAACAGAATCCGCCATGTCCATGCTCAAACGAGTGGCGAAGGTCTCAAACGAGTGGGTTCGCAAAGGTCATAGAAAAGGTCAAAACACTCACAATGTTTCCGCAACTGTAAGCATTCGTGAATCCGAGTGGGCAGATGTTGGAGAGTGGATGTGGGAAAACCGCGATGTTTACAACGGTCTTTCAGTCCTACCTTACGATGGTGGTAATTACGATCAGGCACCATTTGAGGATTGTTCTAAAGAAACTTATGAGGTTATGCTTCAGTCATTAACTAAAGTTGATCTAAATAATGTTTATGAGGCAGAGGACAACACTGACTTATCAGGTGAAATAGCCTGCGGACCACAAGGCTGTGATTTAATTTAATCGCTTTACAGCATCTAAGCGGTGGAAAGGCATAGGGTTTTTTATCCTGTGCCTTTCTATTTATTATACTAATTGAGAGTAAAATAAATGGGATCATCAGGACTTTCTTATAAGCCACGAAAAAACATAACTATTGGCGAACCCGGTTCAGCACAGCAAACCGCTTTTGGTGCGATTCAGGTTGAATCTCTAACTCCATCTGCTCAAGGCGATTT